ACATCGGTGGTGATGTAACTGCCGAGTCCAACCTTACTATTACAGGAAATCTAACAGTCAATGGAACAACCACTACTGTCAATTCTACGGTCACAACTCTCGATGACCCTATTATTACTGTGGGTGGTGACACAGCACCAGCGTCTAACGACGGTAAGGACCGTGGTATTGAGTTCCGTTATTACGACAGCTCTGCGAAAATTGGTTTCTTCGGATTCGACAGAGGATCCCAACAATTTGCATTCCTGACAAGTGCAACTAACACCGCTGAAGTTCTTTCTGGAACTGATGGTGCTCTTCGTGCTGGTAGTTTGAATCTTACTGGTGCTGGGACATCTCTTGATGTTGATGCCAATGCCAATATTGATGGCACTCTGACCGTTGATGGTCAGATTATCTCTCAGGTATCTTCTGGTCCTGCACTGGTTATTCCTAACACTAACAAGATTGCTAACTTGAATGCTGACCTTCTGGACAGCATGACAACTGCTTCTGCAGCAACTGCAACTACTGTTGTTGCTCGTGACTCTAGTGGAGACTTTGCTGCAAATATCATTACGGTTGCTTCTGGTGTAGGTGCTGCTGCTGGTATTCAAGGTAATGCTCTTACTGCAGATACACTTAAAACGGCAAGAAATATTACAGTTGCTGGTGTTGTTTCTGGAGATGCTGAGTTTAATGGTTCTAGTAATATTACAATCACTACAACATATGTTGACGCAGACATCACTGCACTGGCTGCTATGGCAGGCACTGGTCTAGTAGCAAGAACTGCTGCTAATACCTATGCACAACGCTCTGTGACCGCCACAGCGTCCTCTGGTATCACTATTACTAATGCTGATGGTGTATCAGGTAATATCACCCTTAACGTCGCTTCTACAAGCAACAACTCGGCAAACAACCTTGTTCTTCGCGATGCATCTGGTAACTTTGCTGCAAATGTAATTACAGCAGATCTTACTGGTGATGTCACTGGCGATGTCACTGGTAACGTAACTGGTAATGTTACAGGACAAACTTCTGACATCAGCAACCATAATACTGGTGATCTGACTGAAGGATCCAATCTTTACTATACAGATGCTCGTGCTGATGCAAGAATTATTGCTGCTGGACTTGACGGTGGCACTCTTACTGGTGATGTCACTGGTAATGTCACTGGTGATGTCACTGGTAATGTCGATGGTAATGTTTCTGGTGAAGTTACATTAGAGGGTGCTGCACCCGCCAGTGCAACAGCAACTGGCACCGCAGGTGATATTCGTTACGATGCCGACTATATCTATATCTGTGTTGCTACTGACACCTGGAAGAGAGCAGCAATTTCTACCTGGAGTTAATTAACCAATGTCCGCTACTAGACCCGCTACTAAAACAGAACTAAAAAACTATGCTCTTCGTAGATTAGGTTTTCCTGCCATCGACATTAACGTGTGTGATGAGCAACTGGATGATCTAATTGAAGAAGCAATTGATTACTTTCAGGAGTTTGCATATAACGGTAGTTATAAAGCATTCATCAAGATTGTAGTAACCGATGCTATTAAGACTGCTACCAAAACTGGCAGTGCTTTAGGTGCTACCGATTGGACAGAGGGGAATGAATATGTATCACTTCCTCCTGGAGTCTTGGCGGTCAATCATGTGTATTCGCAAATTGGTGCTTCTAGTATTACCCCTGGTAATATTTTCAATATCAAGTATCAAATCTTCTTGAATGATATCTATGCAATGACTCATGGGCAAATCCTTCATTACTTTATGACTTCACAATATCTGGAGACTCTAGATTTTGTGACTAATTCTGATAAAAATCGTAGGGTTAGATTCAATGAATATCAAGGAAGACTCTATCTAGATTTTGATTGGAACGAACTCCAAACTGGTAATCAGATGGTAGTAGAAGTTACCATGCGTCAAGACCCTGATACTTACACCGCAATGTATAATGATGCTTGGTTGAAGGATTATGTTGAAGCATTATTCCAACAGCAATGGGGTCGCAATCTTAGTAAGTATGATGGCATTCAAATGCTTGGTGGTGTGACTCTGAATGGTCGTCAGATTCTTGAAGATGCTAGTCAGTTTAAGAAAGACCTAGAAGCAGATATTCGCTCCACTTACGAATTACCACCTATGGATTTAATCGGTTGATATGACTTATAGAAACGATCCCCCAGAAAATTGTATCCAGTCGAACTATGCTAGTAGTTGCCGACTAAATCTAAACGGTTCTTCCCAAGAACAAATGTTCATGGGTAATCTGATTATTGAGAGTATTGAACTCTATGGTCAGGATATCTATTATCTACCTAGAACATACGTCAATAAGGACACAATCTTTCAAGAAGTAGAGAGTAGTAATTTTACACAGGCACTTGCTATCAGAGCATATGTCAATAATGTAGATGGATGGGAAGGTCAAGGAGAACTTCTGAGTAAGTTTGGTGTTCGTATCGAAGACAAGACTACCTTCATCTTTTCTAGAACTAAATTTACCGAGAAGGTAGATGACAACGCAGTATTAAATGTAGAGGGTCGTCCTAATGAGGGTGACCTTATTTGGTTCCCAACAACAAAACATTTGTTTGAGATTAAGTTTGTAGAAGCAGAAAGACCTTTCTATCAGTTAGGTAAGGGTTATGTTTGGGAATGTCAGTGTGAACTCTTTGAGTATAGTGACGAACAACTTGATACTGGTGTTGCGGCAATTGATGCTATCGAGACTGCCTTTGCCAATTCTATCAAGTTGGTTATGGATGCTGGCGGTTCAGGAGACTTTACAGTTGGTGAAGAAATTGTCGGTGACCTACATCTTGCTACAGCAACAGCAGCGATTACTGGTGATGCAGTAAGTTCGTTTACTATCACTGATGGTGGTGAGCATTATAAAACAGCATTGCCACCTACAGTTACTATTACAGGAGGAGGTGGAAGTGGAGCGACAGGAACAGCGGTGGTTTCGTCTACAGGGATTGTTAGCGGTATCACTGTTTCAGCTGGTGGTTCTGGTTACACTAGTGCCCCATCTGTTACAATTGATTACTCTCCAAAAGACTCTAGAGCAGAAGTCAAGTCCTGGAATAGTGGGACAAGAGAACTCCAAGTCATTAATAGAACTGGAACCTTCAATACTTCAGAAACAGTTAAGGGATTAACATCAGGTGCTCTCTGGAGTCCAGAATCTTATAACACTCTAAATAATACTAATACCGCTGATAGCATTGACCAGAACTATAGTTTTGAAACTGCTGATGACGATATTATAGATTTCACTGAAGGGAATCCCTTTGGTTCTATTGGGTCCACTACTGATACTACAATCTGATGTTAGGCACATATTCATATCACGAAATTTTTAGAAAAACTATTGTAGCGTTTGGAACGCTGTTCAATAACATCGAACTTCGCCGTTCGACTGAAGTGATGAAAGTGCCTTTGGCATATGGTCCAAAGCAGAAATTTCTAGCTCGTTTGGATCAAACTCCAGACCCAACAAATAAAAGAACTCAGATTACTCTCCCCCGAATCTCATTCGAGATTAATGGAATTTCATATGATTCTTCTAGGAAAGTATCTCCTACACAAAAAATTAAATTTAGTAAAGATACTGATGAAAATAAGAACGTATTTATGCCCGTTCCTTATAATCTATCTTTTGAGTTAGGAATTATTTCCAAAACTCAAGAGGATGGTCTGCAAATTTTAGAACAAATTTTACCATTCTTTCAACCTCATTATAATTTATCAGTTAAATTGCTTCCTGATGTTGATGAAACTAAAGATGTTCCTGTTATCTTAACTAGTGTTGATTATGAAGATGATTATGAGGGTGACTTCTCTACTCGTAGAGCAATCATTTATACTCTACAGTTTACAGTAAAAACATATCTATACGGTCCTGTTACCGATGCGAAGACTATCAAAAAAGTCATCACAGATATGTACACCGATACAGATACTTCTTCCGCACCAAGGGAAGTACGTTACACTATTCAACCAGATCCGTTAGATGCAGATGCAGATGACGACTTTGGATTTGGTATTGTTGATGAAGACTTCACTGACAATAAGAAACGTAATCCTATAAGTGGGGCAGACGAAACTATTTAATTTTTAATTATGTTTAATGAAACTTTGTTTAGTATTGGAATCACCAGATTGAAAATTGATGGATTGAATAATCATGAGTTATCCAATTTAGTTGTGGAAAACTGCAAAACTGGTCATGTAGATGATAAGATAAGAACTACTCAGGATGTAATTACCAATGCATTATATTCCGAGCGTGGAATTACGTTAGATGCTCATCCAGAATTAACAAAACTGAACAATACTATATTAGAACAAACTCAGATAATTTTGGATGGAATCATTTCAAATCCTCAAGTTAACAATGTAACAACATATATAAAGAGGATATGGGGAAATAAAAATGTCAATAAAGACATTTCATTACCTCATGCACATAGAGATAGTTTTTTATCGGCAGTATATTATCCAGTATCCGAGGATGGAATAATTCATTTTTATTCTCCTTTTAGTGATGCATTTTTAGCACAGGTTCCGATAGGACTGTCTACAGAATATAACCAATATAATAGTTCATATTATGAATTTCCAGTTCAAACTGGTCAATTAGTTATTTTCCCATCAATGCTATGTCATTATGTTCCTGCAACTGAGAAAAAAAGAATGTCTATCGCATACGACATAGGAGTTAATCATGGCAACCTTTGATGGATTAAATGATATTTTTGGAGCAGAACCTTCTGAACTCCAGAAGCATGTTGATAAAGTTAAACCAGAATTAAAAAAAACTGATACTCCTGATGTGAGGCAGGATTATGAGATGTCTCGCGCACAACTTCACAGTTTAGTAATGAAAGGTCAGGAGGCAGTCGATGGAATACTTGATGTGGCACGAGCGTCAGATCATCCTCGTGCTTATGAAGTTGCAGGTCAACTTATTAAACATGTAGCAGATACTGCTGACAAACTCATTGACTTACAAAAGAAGATGAAGGAGTTAGATGCCGAAGATAAAAAGTCGAGCCCGTCTACTGTTAATAACACGATGTTTATTGGCAGTACTGCGGACTTACAAAAAATGTTAAAGAA